GTGGGAAATTACAAACATAAACAATAAATCAGGTACATTTACTTTAGTTGTTAGAAGAGGAGATGATTCAACTTCTAAGCCTGTTATTTTAGAACAATTTACTAATTTATCCTTGGATCCTTTATCTAATAACTACATTGCTAAAGCCATAGGTGATCAGTCACAAGCTGTAACTACTACTAATGGAGTATCTAGTGTAACATTATCAGGTGAATATCCTAACAAGTCTAAATTTATAAGAATTTCATCTGTAAATAGTCCAACTTACCAGTATTTAGCAGCTAATGGTAGCGTAAATACCAGAAACTCAGATGGATTAGCTTATGACCAATTACTCCCACAATCAGGATCTGGAACCTTTGGTACAGGTGTAGGTGATAATTTTGGAAGTGTTGCTGCTATCTATGGATCAGCATCAAGTGCAACTAATATCCAAGGTTTAGCACCTGGAGATTATACGAAAGCAATTTCTATATTAACTAATAAGGAAGAATATAAATTTAAAACACTTATAGCTCCTGGATTAAATAATAATGACCATAACAGCACTATTACTACTATTATTGAAAATGCCGAAACTAGAGGTGATTATATGGCTGTAGTAGATTTATATGGATATGGTGCAACTGTAGCTAATGTTAAAAACGAAGCTGAAGAAAGAGATACTTCATTCGCTGCCTCTTACTGGCCATGGGTACAGGTAAATAGTAGGGTTTTAGGTAAAAATGTTTGGGCACCTGCTTCAACTATAATTCCGGGTGTATATGCTAAAAATGATAGTATTGCTGCCCCATGGTTTGCTCCTGCTGGTTTAACTAGAGGTGGATTAAATAACGTACCTAAAGTTGAAACTAAATTAAGTAAAGCTCAACGTGATGATCTTTATACATCTAAAGTTAATCCATTAGCAACTTTCCCAGGACAAGGTGTAGTAGTATTCGGGCAAAAAACGCTTCAACAAGCCGCAAGTGCGCTCGATAGAGTCAACGTTAGACGTTTATTACTTGACGTAAAAGACACAGTCAATGGATTTGCCCAAGGACTTGTTTTTGAGCAAAACACCGAAGAAACTCGCCAAAGATTCTTAAGGAAAGTTAACCCATACTTAGAAAACTTAGTCCAAAGACAAGGATTATATGCTTTCCAAGTTAAAATGGATGGTCAATTAAACACTTCAGATGTTATCGACCAAAATAAACTTGTAGGACAAGTGTTCCTGCAACCAACTAAAACAGCAGAGTTTATAGCTCTTGACTTTGTTTTAACCCCAACTGGTGCTTCTTTTGAAGACTAATATATGTATCAATAACCAACAACGATAAAACAAAAATAAAATGGGAATTTTAAAGAACGATGATATGGGCACAATCGGTATGTTTTATAAAACATACGAACCCAAAACTAAAAACAGATTTTACTTCGATATCGAAGGAGTACCAGCTTACTTAGTTAAAAAAGCTGACAGACCAAAACCCTCATTCGAGGAAATTACTCTTGACCACATTAACCTCAAAAGAAAGTTAAAAGGTAAAGTTAATTGGGGAGATATTACATGTGAATTATATGATCCTATTAACCCTTCAGGTGCCCAAGCTGTAATGAACTGGTTTAGACTACACCATGAATCCGTAACTGGTAGAGATGGTTATCAGGATTTTTATAAAAAAGATGTTAAATTCCGTTCTTTAGGTCCAGTTGGTGATGTTGTTGAAGAGTGGGAATGTAAAGGAACATTCATTAAGAGTGTTGACTTTTCAGATGCCGATTGGTCAAATGCTAATACTGCCCAAACAATCAGCATGACTCTTGCAATGGATTACTGTTTATTAAGATTCTAATTTATTAATATATCTACAAAGAAGAAGCGCCTTTTGGCGCTTCTTTTTATCTACTCATATATGTATATGTAACAATAAATGACTAAAGTTATAAACATGGCTGAAAAAAAGTTACAAACAGAAATGGTAAGCCTACCATCAAAAGGTCTTCTGTATCCTGAAGGATCTCCTCTTAGAAATGGCACAGTTGAGGTTAAATATATGACCGCAAAAGAGGAAGATATCCTCACTAACCAAACTTATATTAAATCCGGTGTAGTGATTGATAAATTACTTGAAGCACTAGTTGTTTCACCTATTAGCTTTAAAGATATTTTAATTGGTGATAAAAATGCTATTATGGTAGCTGCAAGGGTTTATGGTTATGGCCCACATTATGTATTTAATTATACTAATCCTGGCACTAATGAAGATGAAGAAGTAATGGTTGATTTATCATTAGTTAATGATAAAGAACTTAATGAAGGTTTAGTTAAAGAACCCGGTAATAATTTATTTGAATATGAATTACCCCTTTCAGGCCGGAAAGTAGTATTTAAATTATTAAGCCAGGGAGATGAAGACAACATCCAGCTTGAACTTAAAAATCTTCGTAAAATGAAACGTGAAGCCGAACTAACTACTCGTTTAAAACATACAATAGTATCAGTTGATGGTGAAACCGATAATAATAAAATTAGAGAATTTGTAGATGATGAATTGTTAGCACGAGATTCTCGTTCATTAAGAAACTATATTAAAGAAATTTCCCCTGACGTAGATCTTACGTTTAACTTCGAAGGAGAGGATGGCACTATTGTTAGTGATGTCCAAATTCCCATCGGAGTGAATTTCTTTTGGCCTGACCTCCAGGTATAAACCAGTAATACTTGACGAGGTATTCGATCTCGTCTACTGGGGAAAGGGAGGATTTTTATTCGAAGATGTATGGAATATGCCTGTTTATATGAGGCGTTATTACATAAATAAAATAAGTGATATACATAAAAAACAAGAGGAAGCAGCTAATGGAAAAACCAATGATCAAAAAGCAATGGAAACATTTGAAGACTTTGATATAGATTGGGATAACATTCCTAAGGACTCAGGATTAAAAAATGAAATATAAATTATAAGGTGGTGTATTAACATCACCTTATATTTTTTAATATTTATACCAGAATACCCCTATAGTATATGGCTGATAACGACCAACTTTCTGAAGAACAAAAACTAAGAGAAGAAATTCTATCTGTAATAAGAGAGTATGAAGAACTTCTTAAAGAAAGGGGTATATCTGAAAAAACTATTAGAAAAGAAATTGAGAGCTATAGAGATGCTCTTAATGACGTAGAAGGAAATTCCCAAGGCTTAAAAGACCTTTATAATGATCTAAATATTAAAGCCGAAGGTCTTAGCTTTAGCACTAACAATTACAGTAGTGATTTAGGAAATGTATTAGAACAACTAAATAATGTTGTAGAATCTATTACTAACCAAAGTGATTTAAGTAATAGAATTGGTAAAACCTTTAAAAATATAAGACAATCTGCTAATTCAATAGCAGATGATGCTGATTTAACATACGTTAGAAGTGTTAAATACATGAAGAACCAAGAACAGGTTCTTGATGTCCAAGAAAAAAGACTACAATTACAAGCACAAGAAGGGGCTAAACGTTTAGAAAGTGTTTCTATTGCTAATAAATCTAGACAACTTAGTTTTGAAGCACAAGAAGCTCAAGATGATTTAAATCAAGCTATACGAGAAGGTAATTCAGAACAAGCAACTATTTTAAACGAAAAAATAGCAGCAATTGAAACCGATAGAAAACGCAACCAATTAGCTAATGATGCTTTAGATAAAGCTAAACAGGGAGTAACCTTAACAAACGAGGAAGCAGCTGCTCTTCAGGATGAAATAGGAGCCCAAACCCAACTAACAGATTTAGAACGAAGACGTATTTTAGCCGCTATAGAATTTAATGCTGAAACCGCCGAAGGGATAAAAGCCTTTAAAATATTACAAGATCAAATTCAAGCTTCTATAGAAAGAGAAAAAGAATTAAATAAAAGAATGGGAATAACTGGGGCATTATTAGGTAGCTTTAGTAAAATTCCTGGTTTTAGTAGTATTTTTAGATCCGAAGATGTAGAAGATGTTAAAAATTTAGCCAGAGAGGCATTAGTAGAACAAACTAACCTAAGAAATTCTGCTATAGATTTATCTAAACAAGCTTTAGAAGCTGAAGAGGCAGGTAATACTGCTTTAGCTGAAAGATTAAAGAGCCAAGCTGCTAGTAATAACGCTTTAGCAGATCAAGTAGCTATGACTGGTAGGGGCCAAATAATGGCCGAATTATTAAAACGTTCTTTTGGAAATCTTAAAGAAATACTTACCGACCCTGCTGCTATATTTACATTCTTAGTAGCTAAAGGTTTACAATTTAACTCTGAGGTAACAGATTTATCTAAAAATTTAGGTGTAACTGAAACCCAAGCTACTAAAATAAGAAATGAGTTTACTAGTATTTCAGCTAATACGATGGATACTGCCATTAATACCGAAAGATTATTAGCAGCACAATCAGAATTAAATAAAGAACTAAATTTAGGGGTTCAATTTAGTAGTGATACACTTGTTAATTTTGTAAGATTAACAGAAAAAATAGGATTATCAGCTCAACAAGCCGCTAAATTAACATTAGCAAGCGCCTCAACAGGTGAAAGTGCTACTGAATTTGCGGGTAAATCAGCATTAGCAGCCGCCCAACAAGCTAAAACATTGGGTATTACTGTTAATATGAAAGAAATAATGGAAGATACTGCTGATCTAACTAATGAGCAGTTAATTCTATTTGGAAGACAACCAGAAGCTATTGGTAAAACATTAGCTGAAGTTAAAAAGTTAGGTATAGAATTAGGCGATTTAAACGCGATATCTAGCAAGCTCCTTGACTTCCAGGGGAGTATTGAATCCGAATTAGAAGCCGAGTTACTCACAGGTAAACAATTAAATCTTGAAAAAGCAAGATTATATGCTTTAACAGGGGATTATGAAGGATTAACTAGAGAATTAAATAAAAACATAGGAACATATTCAGATTTTATGGATATGAATGTTCTACA